CAGCAAGAAACTTTTTTTCTTGATAGTCAAGTTCTCTACGACTTGAAAGTGTTGCCATTAACTCTGGCATAGATAATGATTTTTCTAACTCTTCATAATCTTTCCATATGCCTAGTAAAAAAACTTCTGATTCAATCTTTGCTAAATCTAGTTCTGACCAACTTGACCCGCTATCTGTTGCTTGATCCTTAACAGTATTATCTGACTTTTGATTTATTTTAATTCCAGCAGAAATATCTAAGATTGTGTATATTGCTGGCATATCAAGATTATCTTCTATATCAGATTTATTTTTTGATATTTTTGGATAAAACTGTTTCATTGAAATTCTTACACACTCAACTAAAAATTCTATAGCCTCATCGTCATTTTTAGCACTTTTAACATTTTCAAATGCCTCCATAAACTCACGGAGATATTTTATTTTTAATGGAATAATTTCTATTTCTGTTCCATTAATTAATGTAACATTTTTTGTTTGATATACAGTTGTTGCCATAATCTTTCTATTCTATCATAAGCAAAACAAAAAACCCACCTCATTAGAGATGGGCTTTGAGTTAATCTAAATTTAGATTATGATTGTCCCCAAGTACGATCTACGATCTTACCGTAAGAACCTGACGCATCTTCAGGAAGAAGACGGAATGAAACTTCAAACATTGATGGTTCGTCACGCTTAGCGGACACAGTTACGTTCTCAATTGATAGAGCACGGTATGCTGTGTAAACACGCTCAACGCTGTCAGACTCATCGCAATCTCCAGTTCCTGGACCAACAGCAACGATTCCTCGTTCTACTGGACATTCTCCAAGTTCACCTGCAGATAGATTAAGTGTCTGACCTGTAGATGCTGCCTTGTTTCCTGTAAGTTGTGTATCTTTAAATGCTAGTGCAAGAAGCAAGTTTTCTAGTGTTGCTTCAGCAAAAGCGGTAGCAAGATTAACCTGCATACCTTGCTTATATAGTTTTGCAACGTCAAGAATCTGATCAACTGCAACCTCACCAAAGTCAGGTTGGAATTGTAGTTCAAGACCGTTCATGGTGTAACCTACGTTAGTGTAATCTGCTTCGTCTGATAGTGTATCTTTAAAAGATTCGCTTGCATCAAAAGATTCCAGTGTTCCTGGAGTCAAAATTGTATCTGCGACAAAAAGCGCTGCTGCACCAACGATAATGTTGTTTGACGTACCACGGCTATATGGCATATTTGTTCACCTCTTTCATAAAGTATTATTAAGTTGTTTGGCGTGTTTCCTCAAACCTAATTATACTGCCTTTTATGTATATCTAGAATCTGGCTCTGTCTTGATGTGATAGTCATATTCAACAATAATCTTGTTAACAAACAGGGTTCTTGCTGAGGCTAACTCTGCAACGTCTCTACTTTCGTCTGCTTGATAGACTCTGGTGTTGTGAAAAAATATGTTATATGGAATTGTATCCCCTTGAGAATTTAAGACTGGATTGGCAACAGCCCAGGAGTTTATGTCTTGGGCCGATGAGTCTTCACGATCAAGAGCATTAGATATTACACGAACAGAATCTATGAGTTTTCCAACATCTGTTGAATACAAGAAATATATTAACTGTTCTCTTTTACGAGCATAAAATGGTGTTGGTCTAAACCTCATAAGTCTGTCATAGACAACTAGTAGTGGGCTTTCTGTTTGTCTTATTACAATGTTGTCATTATATAGATCTTCAATGTTTGTTGGAAACTGTGCTGGAACCATTGGGCTTGGATTAAGTAGGTCTGCTTCAGCAACCAATCCATAGTGTGCCAACTCTGAAAGAATGTATCCATTTAAAAATGTTGGTGGAAATCCAGTATCTGTTAATATAGTCATAGTACTATTCTACTCCAATTGTTGCATTAGCAATCCATTTAAATCCTGTTTCAACACCCTTGCTTTTACCCATTTTTGATCCAGCGTTAAAGTTTGTTTTATATAGTTTTGGTTTTTTGATATAGTCGTATAGTCCAGATGCACGTAAAAATGACTGTTTGAAATATCTAGAAATAAAAATATCAACTGTATATTCAAAACTGCCAAAGACTTCTCCACCACCTGGAGAATCAACCTTAATTGGTTTTTTTGTAAACACTTCTCCAGTTGGTCCATTAAACTTTAATGCTTGCCCTCTTGTTGGTGCAATTGTTACTGGAATTCCATTTTCCATTATTTTTGCTTTATTGTAAAATGGAACAGTCATATTTTCTGAAACTGTTCTTGATTGTCTAAATGTAGAATTAATAGATAAGCCAAGGTTGCTGACCGTATAGTTTAAATCAAATAACCTAGACGCTGGACTTCCAGTCTGATTCCATTCATAAACATGGTGTAATGCTTTTGGATTAGATCTTGCTTCAGCATCTACATATTGTGATAATGCTTCTATTACGCCTTTTCCAAGTTTATCAAGAAAAATCTTTTTACCTTTTTGAACACCCTCTAAAAAACCAAAAGAATAGTTTACGATGTTATTCATTTGAGCAGCAAACATTTTAGTATCCATGCTTACTATCATTAGTCGCCTACCGTTTGGTTCTCAGTTCTACGCCATAACATCTTATAATATTCTATATTTCCAAATGGTCCAGTAAATGGCTCTACTGTTGCTACTTCATAAATAGTTCCTCTGCCAGATCTAGCCCCTGCAGTTTCTTTATATATAACCGAATCATTTGCAGTTCTGATGTTTGTAATCAATATATTAGTTATTGCATTATACGAGTTGTTAGAAGATAGTCGTGGATCACTGCTTACTCTTGCAATTAGTTTATTTTCATACTGTAAAAACGATTCTGGCTTTATGTCTTCAGTTCCTGCTCCACCTACTGGGGTTGCATTACATATAATTGTTCTGTCGTATACCCAGTCTTTTTTAGGTTGTCCATAGTCACCTTGTGCAAGAATTGGAAAATAGATATCTGCCTTCATTGGATACATGAAGTCTGTAGTATCGCATGACGTCATTACAACACTCCAGGACGAACAATATTATTAACATATTTAGACAAAATCTTGTCTACAATAATATTTCCAGTACCCTCAATCATTCTCTTATCGTATTCAATTTTAAATTGATCAGTGCTGTAGTTTTTTACATATCTCTTATAATAATCTAACTTACCACATTTAATATCGTTAATTAATAGCATAGTTGCATCTTGGATATCAATAGGAACAACTTTATATCCAGTCTCTACTAAGAAAATGTAGTCTGTTCCTTGTCGGAACCCTACGCCAGGAGTAATTGTTTGTGTGTTTCCACTGTCTTCTGTATCAAATATTGCATATGAATCAGAAACTGCTAAAGGAATTCTTGATGGGCGTCGCTCTGCTCTATTTAATGAATCTGTTGCTTCAACTGGGTCTTTTGTAATTGCCGTTTTATCTTTTGTAATAATATAGTTAAAGTCTGCAAGTGCTGGACCTTCTGGATCATCTATATCGTATACTAGTTCAGCATTTTCATAAGCCTTTAAAATTTTATGTGTTCTATCCCATAGAGGAATGTAATCTGTTTCTTGACCTACAACTTCTAGATATTTACGTCTGTAGTAAAAACCATCAACTATTGAATCAATAATTGCTCTCGCTAAAGATTCATGTTGTTTGTATTCTGCTATCTCTGTTGCTGTTGTTCCTAAAGTGTTTGGATCAATGTATGGGCGTTCAACCTGTAGATTGTCTTCAACAACTATATCTCCACGTTCACCATCAATGTCTTCATATACTGTTACAGCATAAGACTTGTCATATCTTACAAAGTCTCCAGATAACTCATATACTATTTTTCCTTCTGAAGAAGATGTTAGTCCAGACTCTCCACTAATAAACTCTTCAAGTTCTGTTTGCTCTGCAACATCTTCAATAACAAGAATATAGTCTGCTGACTCATCTGGAACTGAGTAGGTTACAGAAAGTGGGTATGGGGGGGTGCGAAGAATGACTGACATAATTATTTACCGTAGTATGAGGCTACTTCTTCAGGCTGTGCAATTCTGACTGCCTTACGAGTAATCCACTGTTCCGATGCCTCCTTTGAGACGATGTTGTATCCCACCTTTATTTCCCCAAGACCATGCCAATAGATGTTTCTATCTGAATAAAGTGCTACCTTTTCAATTGGTGCTTTTTGTTCTTTAATGTTATTTGTTAATCCTGTTGGAATAAAACTTGCAATTACTTCTAAAATCTCTAATTTAGTGGATACCCCAAATAGATCAATGTTGTTTTTCTTAGCATAAGATTTTAGTTCCATTACGGTCTTTTTTGCTAATTCTTCAATTGTCATATTTTCTCCCATAGTCATTTGTAATTATACCAGAATATGACTAAGGGAGGACAGAAATTAATCCATCCTCCCTCAATCTGGGTGGTCAATGATTACGAATCAGTTGAATCTGCATCTGCATAAGATACAGCGTCTAATTCTTCCCATTGAATACCAAAACGGACGAATACTGTGTATTCAATTGTGTCCTTCTTTGGCTTGTATTCACGATTTACTGTGATGTCTCTCTGGAATCCCCATACACGGTTTGCTGGGAATGTAAGATCTACATAACCTGCAGGGTAGTAAGGAACTTCAAGAACGTCTACACCTAGTACACGAGTTGTGCGTGAGTTGCCAAGTGTTTGTGCATTTCCATCAAGGTAATCTTGACGGTTTGCTGGTGTTCCTGCTGTGCGAGTAGCAAATGCTTCTGCTACTGCGTCTGCGAGTGTACCGTTATTCTTAACGATACCCTGGAATGCGTCTGTACCAGCATAGAACTTCAAGTTAGACTTGATAGCACGATACTTACGTGGCATTGCCAAAATGATGTTCTGCATTGCTGCAGTTGTCCACTCGTTATTTGCTACAGTAACTGCTGCTTCGTGAGCATCATTTGCTGCAACTTGATTTACCTGAGCAACGAAGCCAGGCATAATTGAAAGGAATGCGTCTGCGCCAGAGCCAGTTCCATTAATCGCAAGATCTTCAATGTCGTTAGCGAAAGCATTTGTCATCAAGCGAACTAGATGATCTTCAAGTGCTGCACCTTCAATATTGTCTTCTAGTGATTCTGTAGAAACTTCCCAGTCCAAACGAATCTTCTTTGTTGTGAGTTCTACCTTAGAAAATGTAGCACCAACGTTTGTGTAGTCTGGTGCACCCTGTGCTGCTGCACGGATAACACGCTCTCCAACGTTGACCTTCTCAATTTCCATTGTATTTGCTCGCATAGTGACCTTACGGCCATCTTTGGCGAGAACAGTTGCATCCCACACGTAGTCAATAAAACGACGTGCTTGCTCAGGTGCTAGAATACCACCAGAGACTCCTGTAGGATTTACGGCATTTGCTCCTGTTGTAGAACCAAATGCTGCTGTTGCTGTGTTACCAAGCGCTGTTGCTGGACTTACGTTACCGTCAGCATTACGTCCTGTTGCACCACCAACACCACCAGATACTAATGAGCCTTGGGAGTTAATTTCTGCTCCTGAGCCACCTGAACCTGGATAGTTTTTTTCTATATTTGTATTTTGTTCCGACATATTGTTCACCTCCTAGTGATATATACCTTAGTTAAATAGGTCGGTATTTGTGAGGAAACGACCGCCCCATAGGGATTTTTGAACCACTTGTGGTGATTCCTGTACGATCTCGCCTAGATCGCCAGACTTGCGGAAAGCGGTGTCTTGCTCTACAAGATCTACTCGCTTGCCAAACTCGTTAAAGTTACTCTTAATTCCATTAACATCTGATGTTACTGCATCAAGAGACTTTGTTACTGCTGCTACCTGCTCGTTAAGAGACTTAATAGTTGCAGCAAGATCGCCAAAGGCATTAGTAAGAGAAGCATTAATTTCTGAAACTGCTTTAGCAACTTCTTCTTTAACTTCTGAAACGGCGTCAACCACTGCTTCTTCTGCTTTCTCTACTTCTACTGCTGCTTGTTCAGCAACAGGAGAATCTGCACCGCCGTCAACTGCTTCCGCTACAGGTGCTTCCTCAGCAACTGCAACTTCTTCAGCAACTGCAGGAGTCTCTACAACTTCTGCTGGTTGTGCCTCTGGAGCAACCTCTGCATTTTCAACTACAGCGTCTACTGCTGCTTCTGTTGATTCTGTCATGGGATTTACCTCCTTAGTAATCTTAATTGTACTAATGCCTTTAGCACTATCAACTAAGAATTTTATCATTTCTGTATTTTCTTTATCATTCTTTTCTATAAAACCTATGTTTTGCATCTTATTGCCATTGGTTGGACTTACTGCTGATTCAGCGTCTGATATCATTACGATACCGCTTTCTGAATCCCAAAATACATTTTCAACTTCTGCTTTTGATAGATATCCACCAACAACATTTTGTCCATTGACTTTTTCAATAGATACAATATTGGCAAATTGATTTGCTGGATTATCTACTAAAGAAAGTTCATGTAGTTCATAATTTTTAATTACACGGATTGACTTATCCATTTTTTCATCATAAGCATCGTCCCATGTCTTAATGTTTCCACCGATTGAAAAACCAGTATATGTTCCGTCTAGAACCTTTTCCCAGGCATCCTGTGCACCCTTTGAAACGTATGCAGATACATAGACTCCGCTGTAAAATTTCTTGTCATTTGGATCAAAGTACTTATCTTCTTTAAATGAAACGATCTTTCCAACTGCTGATGGTTGGTGCATTTCACGAAGATTTCCACGGAAGTTTTTAAATGCTTCAACGCTAGATTCCGTTGTTACAATGTCGCCCTGCTTATCTACGTTGTCAAGCGTTGCAAAGCCTGACACCATACGGCGTTCAATATCTACTTTTCCGATGGGCATTGAGAGGCGAACATTGTCACCTTCAGTTACCCAATGAGCCTTGTTTGTTAACATAACGTTTCTATTATAGCATTTGTTTATAAGTTTTTCTCAACTATTGAGACGCTCTGCCTTCACCCTGTGGATTTCGTCCAGACACTGTAGTAGTTGAGTCAGAGTTGTTATTTGTTCTTTCTGCATCTCTTTGACGTGTACCCGCTAAATTTGCTCTAGCGTCAGTTGCTTGTCGTGGAGACATAACAAATGGCTCATCTCCATCTGCTCTTTGTGGTAAGTCTAACTTTTCACGAGCCTCGTTTGGAGTCATAACCTGAGTCTTAACATATCGCTCAAGAATTTGTGACTGGGCTATTTCATCCGTTAGGGTTAGTTCATTAAACTTAAGTTCAAGAATATCTGTCTTTTCTTTAATAATCTTATTGACAATTTTTTCAAGGTGTCTCTGTGCTGGACGAGATACCTGTTCTTTAAATGTACGATCCTGGGATAATGCTGCTGCTATTCCACCAGAATCTGCTCCACCAAGTTTGGACATTGGAACTTGATGAGCAATTAAAATGTCATCACGGTTCTGCTTGCGATACTCTTTAAATGAGCCATCTTGGATGCCATTTTCAATTGGTTCCATCTTAAACTCAACTTTATTGGTATCAGTATCGCCTGGAAGTGGTATGTACAAGGTTCTGTGTGACTGAGCCTTTAGTCCAGTCTGTAGGAATCTAAACATCTTATCTTCTGCATCCCCTGAAAGTTTTGCCCCCTTAAGGGTTACAACGTATCTTGGAACAGCCTTGTTTTCAAAGTAATCAATATTATACTGAGATGCAAGTTGGTCTCCAACTAAAGATGGCATGGCTGCAATAATATCTGGAATTCCATAAAATGTATTTAATGGAGAGTATTCTTTAAGATGAATAATCTCATTAGGGCGTGGATCTGTTCCCATTGGATTTGGGTTCTTTGCAGCAAAGTTTCTAAAGTAAACAACCTTTTGTCCAATAATTTGAACAAATCCATCACGAAGGCGACGAACACGAACAGTAGTTGCTGGAATATGACCAACATATCCAATTTCTCCAGTTACAGTTCTTCCTACTTCAATAAAACCATTTCCAGTAGCCTGAAGATCTGTGTAAACCTTTTCCATTGTTTTTGTAAAACTGTCATCATCATTAAGATTCTCTAGCCAGTCACGTAGTTCAATCTTCATTCTTTCAATACGACGACGTGCACGATCAACTGCTGCTTGGTCATCATTGTTTTCAAAACGCAGCATAGTTCTATCGGTAACATCAAATCGGTATCCAAGACCAACAACGTTTTCTACCTTGGCATCAATTGCAGCATGATTAGCAAAAGATGTGTCATAAAAGTTAGCCAACTCATACATATTATATGGTGGTGTAATTACATCAAATAGACCGTATCCATTACGATATACAGTTCCAGGATTAATCTGTTTTGATCCAGAGTCAACTCCTGATGGAGTTACATTTGCAGCATTTAGATATGCTTCATTACCTTCTGGATTAACGTACTTTGACATGTTGCGAGTTGTTCTGCGACGGAAGTTTTGATCAAGACCATCATAATCTTTTAAGTTTTCCCAAGGCTTATTAAACGGATCTTGAGATTTAAAAATATTGTCATCACGCTCTTGCGTGTTTAATCCTGCACGTACATATTCTTGATCAGCCATTTTCGTATGAATCTCTTCCATGTTTATCTAGTGTTTGTTGCGCTGCATGCCAGGCACCAAGGTCGTTCATTGAAGGAATTAAACCAGCATTAAGTCTTTCTTTTTGTTCTGAATACTCTTCTTCGCTAATTCTATGTAGCCCTGGAACAAAAACTGCCTTACCTTCACCATCATCGCCATGTGATATTGCTGCGCTTCTAAGTTCAGAAATCTTTGAAAGATCTCCACGGTCAGCAGGTATGTTTAAGATTGAGCCTTCATCATCTGTAAACCACTTGCCATTTGACTTCTTATATACATATAGACCCCAGTCATAATGCTTTTCAATTACCTTGCGACGTACATTTTTGACATATGGCTTACCAGTTTTTGGGTTAATTAACGATTCCATAACCACAAGTATAGCAGATTATACGGCTGTGTTGTTAGTGGTCTGCCAAGAAACAGTGTTATAGATTCTTAATCTGTCAAGATCTATATTCATACCGCCATCATCATCAATAATAATCTTATTAGTTCCTAGATATGTCTTATAAATGTCTGATGGATTAACTCCATATGCATCTGATGCTGAAATTACGAGAACACCTTCCCAAACAAAGTTATTTTTCCAGTAGTTCCACTGAAAGTTTGTAACCCCATCAGTTTTAACCCTAAGCCATGGCCTTGTTAATGTACTTTGAACTTGCTGCAAGTTGTTTGCTTGATAATAGGCTACGTTATTAAATATCATTGGTCCGTTTAGATTAATTCCACCAAGGTAGTAATCTAGGTTAAGCGCTGCTGCAAATGCAATACCCAAAACAGACCATTCCTTGACTGTTAATACTGGCTCTCTAACAAGAGTTCCATTTAAATAATATGTCAATCCATTAAAGTCTAGTCCAGTAAGAAGTGACTTAGCAAATATTTTTGCTCTAGTACCTTTTTCGCTATCGGCAACAATATAAAACTTTATAATATCGTCTTTATAGTCAATTTCAAATAACTCTACTGGAGTTGATGGAAACTTGTCTTCATCATATCTCATCCACATTTGCATTGCACTAACACTATAGTCTGCAGCCTGAGACTGATTCATTGGGACAGCAATACCACGGTTAACAAGTGGATCAAAGTCTCCACGAACTTCAATGCCAGAATTACGTGTTAAGTATAAATAGGGTGTGCTTCCTTTATAAATGCTAAATGGGTTCTTTGATTTGTAGTCATAGTATATTCCTGCTCGTTTATATGGAAATAGGTCAACACCAAATCTTGTTCCAATAGGATTAAATGAGTTATCGCTTAATGCCTGTGACGCTAGTTCTAGTCTACGTAAAGAGATTGGCTTGCTTAGGATTCCTCTTACATTAAACTCTAAATGATATACAAGGGCTAGTTCATTAAAGTCAACAGTTTTTGTTGGATATATTAAAGTATTATTTACAACTTCAAATTTAGTCGTTTCCCAGTGTGGGTATAAATCAATATCAATAATTGATCCTTGCTTTGCTGGCTCAATTGTAGTAAAACTATCTTGTGGAGCATTTGCTCCTTCTATTATATATTGAAGAGTTATATAACTTTTAACAGATGCATCTGAGGTGTCGTATTCATAATATTTTTCTGCTCTTTGAGCCATGTCTTCATAGTTATTCCATCCAGTAAATAGATTATTGTCTAGTTGTGAATATGTTCTTTGTACTGGGTTTGAGTAAGTATCTCTAAGGGTTCCGTATGTCCAAGAAGATGTTGTTTCTTTTTCTGTTAATCTTGATGGTGATGGGTAGCCTAAGTTAAATTGTAAAAAATCTAAGTCATAAAACTCATTGCCAATATCGTTTGTAACAAATTGAGCAAAATAGGATAGGGGTAGATAGTCTTCCCAGTATCCAGAAACTCCAATGTCTAAGAAGAATGTCTCATATGCCTGAGATGGAAGCAGTGTATAACTTGCTGTATGTGCCAGCAAACTTACCGCATCTTCCTCTATTGCAAAACCAGAAGTTGTAAAATGCGAAGATATTTCTGAAGCATTGACTGATGTTGACATGCCAAATGAATATATTTTTCCTTCAAATGTATTTGCTGCTACTTCATCTCCAGCGACATATATTTTTAATCCATTTTGATTTCCAAAGAAGGCTGCAACATTTTCTCCAAAGTTAGAAGTAAGGTTACTTATGTTAATTCCTACAGCAAACTTTTCATCTTCTACAATACTGTTATATGAATATAATGTTTCTGTTACCCCGCCAAAATAAAGGTTGTAATTAATAACATCTTCGTCTTGCTGAACTAAAAAATAGTTTCCAGTAAGTGTGTTGTATATTTTAAACAATGTCTGGGTTTCAGTTAAATCTGATGCGCTAAAGACTCCATATATGCTAGATATCTGATTGTTTAAAATGTTAAATCTTGGAAAATTAAAATAACACTGAACGTTATTCCAGGAGACATTTGGCCTAAAGGTTATAAAATTACTATCTTCTGGATCTTGTATATCTAGATTATCTGTATAAAGTGTTTCAAGTGTTTCATCTGATAAAAATATTTCTGGCAAAGAATACTGTGGGGTTGTAAGTGTTGTAGTTGTTGTGGTTAGGTTATCAAATGTACCCTGATCCCATTGTGCAAAATCTGGGTAGTTATAGTTAGCAGTATAGTCAGCAAATGGATAATCAATAAATGCTGATGTTCCACCATATGCTGAGTTAATTCCTTCTGGAGAAAGAACTCCTTGTCCATATACCCATCTACGTTTTGCAACGGTTACTGCAACTTGATAAGAATAAATTGCAACACAGTCAACCTCAATAGGATTTACATCAGTATAGGCATAAAACCCTAGCCAATCTTGATCCTTATCATTTATATCATATTTTTCTGGAAGTTCTAGTGTGTCTGTATCTATGATTAAAGATATAACTTCTTCTCCATTTAATAATACTGTTGCTGAATTTCTAATAACACGAACATGAATAAGCATTGGTCTAAACCACTCACCAACAAAGTGTGAAGAAAATCTTTTACCAATAACTAATGTTAAAAATCCACCTTCTACATAAAGACCATCCGTTGAAGCAATTGGGCCAAAGATTCTTTTAGGAGCATATGAATCAGAGTTTATTCTTGCCCAAAACTCTACAGTATATTCTTTATGTTGACCAACCTTATTTAAAAAACCTTTTCCAGGAACGATTAACGATGGCTCATTGTTTGCATTAGGTATAATCTTTGTTACACCAGAGGCGCCAAAGACCAATGGAACGCTTGTATTTTTTGCAATTAAAGAATTGTTATATGCAAGATAATATGCAGTATCTGTTGAACTTCCGTATGCCGATGCTGCAATTCCATCTGATGCATCAATAGCAATTGTTGCTGGAACTGTTGTTGGCTCTACTCCAAGAGAGTTTGTATGAAATTCTTCAGCCCATTGACCAACAGTTATTCCATTAAGATAAAACTGATAGTCTTCTGTATTGTCTCCACCTAAAGTTGTTGTTATTTTTACTACTACACGGAAGTCTGTATTCTCATCTGGTATTTCAAATGTTCCAGAAACAAAACCCCAACTCTGAAATAGTTCAGTATTAAAAGTATTAAATTTTTGAACAATTGCAGATGTCGTAGTATCTGTATATTCATATCCAATAGAAACAGATTGAAGGTATACGCTATTAGAATAAAAATATCCACCCACAGAAAATGTTCCAAGAGTTGAGTTTAAATTTTGAAAGTTTAGGAGGTTAGGACTAATGCATATAATATCGTTAGTCTGTCCTGCTGGAACACTACCTTCTAAAATTGTTGTAATGCTATCGCCAAAAGGTTGTCCAGCAAATCCAACACTTGCTTCTGCTGTTCCGCCAGTAACAACCCATTCAGACTCTATGTCCCGTTGCTGCTCTGTAATCAAACTTATATAGTCTGCTTGATCGTCAAGCGCCCAAAGAACTAGTGGGTGCTCAGAAAATATCTTTTCTGCATATAAATTTGATGGATTAGACATTTATCTCCTATCCCCTTATTATAGCAGTATCAGATTAATTTTTTGGAACCCATAACTTTTCATTACCCTTGTTATGGTATCTTGCCATTACGAAGAGCAAGTCTGAAAGCCTGTTTAGATATTTTGCAATATTTGGATTTAGACCATCTATTTTCCAAACCTGACGTTCTGCCCTTCTCACAATAGTTCTTGCATTGTGCAAAGGGCCTGTAGGCAAAACAAAAGAATGAAGTGGCTCAAGGTATTCGTTGTAATCATCAATTATATTTTCTAAGTGAGTAATTCTATCTTCTGATATTGTTATTGTTGGGGCACCAGATAACTCTGCACCAAGATCAAATAAATCACTTTGGATTCTGTCTATGATGTCATTATGATATTCCGTCGCCATTCCAATAGCGGAGTTGGCTTCATCTACTGCACCTATTGCTTCAATTAAAGAACTGCTTTTGTCTATTCTTTCATTTGTAGCGGTAGAGGTTTTTCCATCATCGCCAGTCTTTGTATAAATACGAGTTAAGTGAACCATTAGTGTCCTGTCAAAGAACGCCAGATATCAACTGTAATATTGTTGGCTATATAAAGTCCAACCAAATTTATAACCAATTGAAATGCGTACTCAATTTTAGTAGGTTTCTTTTTTTGTAACGGAAACTCTATAACATTATCTAATTGTTTATAGGCTAATCTCATGGAAATATTAACTCTCCTTTAGGACCAGTCCAAACCAATCCAACTGAGTCTCCTAGATTTAAATATTGTTGATCTATGGCAAGTTGTCCCCAACCCCACTCATTACGTGGAAATGGAATAACTTGTTTTTCTTTAATAATAATTGCCCAATACGCTTCTGCGGGTGGCATAACTTCACAAGACTCTGCCTTTTCATCTGGCAAACCATTAACTCTACAAACCACGCCAAGTCCATACTTTTTAGTACCTTCTATTTTAAGGTTGGCTTGTTTTAAAACATCTAAAGCAAGAATGCTGCTAGATGATTCTACACATTTTTCTAACTTTGTTTGATTATCTAAAACTCCATAATCAACATAAAGATTTATACAGTTGTCATCTGGTTTGTTTATAACAAACAGTGTTGCTCCAACTGCTATAAAAATTGCTAATGATGCTAGTATTTTTTTCATTTTATCTCCCTTAGTATAATTTTATCTCACAAGCGTCTGTACTGCAATAGGCTTCACCTTGTGCTTCTAGATTTTCTACTCCATCATAGATGGCAGACCAGTCAATCTTTGCAATTTTGCCTACGTAAGAATTGTATTCTTCTCTTGTAATATTGTTATACGGCTGTTGTGGAAATGTTTCATTACCCATTGGTAAGAATGAAACAGCCTTTAATTCACCCTCATAAAGATGAAGTGCTGGAGCAACATGTTTCTTTTCTGTTTCTTTATCAAATGATAGAGTTACAGATACCCCATTATCAGACCAGTATTTTTGAGCGGTAGCAGCCAAACCAATCTTTTCAAAAAGACTTACATCTTTTTCAGAACGTGGATGTCCAGATGCTACTGGGAAATATACTACTGAAGTATTAGCAGAAACTAAGTCTGCTTCAACTTTATACCCTGCTGCTTTGAATAAATGAAGCATTGGATCTGTATTTCCAAACCTTATAGCACGTAGATAAAATGCTCCTCCTGGACCCCAGTGAACTCCTGGTGTTGCACCAGAAAGTAGTGAAACGGATCCTGAAGGTTTGACGGTAGTTACACGAATTGATTCACGTACACATAGCCATTCAGAGTATGAATGATCGTATGCTTTAATTTTTTTATACCCTTCGTCCATCCATTCACGAACTGCTGGCATACCTTTTGTATCTGCAAAAGATGCAATACCAGTTAAAGATGTTCCAATACGACGATTACGTTGCATAATGCCATTTGTGGTTTGCCAATGCGTTGGCATCAAGGTTACAGTTTTTCCATATAGATACGCAAACTTTAGTGTACGAAGAAAATCTTCTTTATCTTCATGACGGTTTAAGTGAACTTCTACTAATGTGCATAGTTCGTATGACTCTAATGGTTGTTCTGCACATGGATTAAAACCCATTACACGATAATCTTTTCCATCTGGTGCATCTGCAAGTCTTCCATAATTACGAGCAACATCAAGCCAAATAAATCCTGGTTCTCCATTATCTGCAATTAAGTCAACATAATCTTCATAGTTTGTTCCAACCTCTGCAGCAATAGAGTTGTTAGACATCCAAGCCCATCCTGGATTTTTTGGATCATAAGAATTACGCTCTGGAAAAACTTCTGCATTTTTTAAATTACTAAAGTCTTTATCTTCTGCATTTCCTAAAGCGAGAGTAGCAGAACGACGAACATTACCAGAAACAACGCAGGTACCAATAAGATTAACAATATCTACAATTGCACGAGAGTCAAATTTTTCTCCTGCTCTAGATCCTACAACTTTTGTAATACGGTTGTGTAAATCCATTAATGGTCCTGGACCACTGGCTACCCCACCAAATCCTTTAATAGGTGCCCCCAAAGGTCTAATAAGGTCATATGTGAAATGCTGTATAGGTTGGTTTGGACGAAGATATGAATTTATTAATAGTCTTACAGACTCAACCCATCCCTCTCTAGTATCAGGAATTTCATATACTGATGGTGGCTCTGTCGGAGCATAAATTGACATTTCTTTTTCTTGTCCAAGAGTGTCAAACCCTACACCTATACCTAACATTAATGCATCCATTACCCAAGCAAACAAGGCTCCTGGATCATTACGATCAATATCACGAGTAGATACCATTGCACAATTTTGCAGGGCAGCAGAATTACGCTTTTCCATAGTCATAGGAGTGCCAAATGCCCACAGGCCACGACCTGGTGGTGTCCACTTTAGTTCAAACATTCTTTGGAAGGCTTCCTGAGCAGACTTCTGAGCCTTATTGTCATTCCAAGGCAAACGGTTTTCTTTAGCATGGTTCTTTTGAACTGAGTACATACCCTCAATTACACGCTTACAAACCTCATACCATCTTTCTTTTGTTCCGTCTTCTTTCATACGTGAGTATGTGCGAATAAAGGTTATCTCTCCAAGAGAGTTTGATCCAGCATCTGAAAACCCAAATGGTGCTGGAGTGTCCTTGTATTTTGCTACGAAATCGTCTAATAAACGAAAAGAAAAAGTATCTGACATAAGAATTTGTAACCTCTCAATAAAAAAAGTGTAAGGACTTTACTAAATGTAAAGTACTCTTAGTATATCATAAAATTATAAACATTTTTATGCGTGTTTAAATTAGTTTAAACCTTTACTTAAGGTTATTACTTTTAGTATTACAAAGTAGTTTAACTAATTACAAGGCCAGACTTACCATTTTTAACTTCACCCCATGTAAGGGCTGGTAAGGCTGCAGAAATTGCAGTATTATTTATCTTATAAGATTTGCCAGTTAACAAGTTCATGTGCTCTGAAGATGTCCAAGCATCTGTAGCGTCTACCCAATTAAAGGTTTTGTTAGTAGCACCTTCTAATGTTATACCGCCACCATCTGCTGAGGCATCTGAAGTATTGCCATCTGCTAAAACAATGTTCTTATCATCTACTGTAAGTGTAGTTGAATTAATAGTTGTGGTTGTTCCATTTATTGTTAAGTCCCCTGAAAGAGTAAGGCTTGTTCCAGAAATAGCACCTGTAAAGGTAGCACCTGATAGCGCTGCTACATTTTCTGCTAAAGCAACTGTGCCTGTAGCATTTGGGAAAGTGATGGTTCTATCTTCAGTAGGGTCTGTAACAGTTAAAGTTGTTTCAAAATCGTTTGCTGTTGCGCCTTCAAATACTATAGACGCATCTGAAACTGCAAGTCCAGAAACTATTGGATTTGAAAGAGTCAGTCCTGAAATTGTTGTTACCGTAGCACCAGAACCTATCTGAGTAGATCCCAATGTTGGAGGAGAGTAGCCAACAGGTGCTGCAGCCCACTCTATACCAGTTGCTGCTGAGGTGTTTGCTGTAAGAATATATCCGTTTGTTCCAACACTTAATTTTGCTGGAGTGTTATCTGCAGACGCAACTAAAATGTCTCCCTTTGCGTCAAATAAAGACTCGTCTACCTTGCCATCTAATTGTGTTTGAATTGATGAAGTAACACCATCTACATAATTAAGTTCTGTAGCACTTGCAGTAATTGATGTGCCAGCAATTTGTAAAGTTGTGGCATTTACTTCTCCTGCTGCTCCGTAAATAACTGCTTTGCTATTTACAACAGTTCCCGCTATTGAACCATCTATTAAGTTAAGTTCTGTAGCAGTTGCAGTAACGGCAACATCTTCATTAATTTTTGGAGAAGTCAAAGTTTTATTTGTAAGTGTTTCTGTACCAGCAATAGAAACAAGGTCAGCATCTGTTACGGCAGTATTAAATTCAGCAAGCGTTCCAGAAACTGTATTGTTTGCAAAAGCAATAGTTTTATTGGTTAATGTTTGAGTTGCATCATGAAGAACTATAGTGCCTGTGGCATCTGGAAAAGTTGCTGTACGATCTGCTGTAGGATCACCTGCAGAAATTGTAAGTTCGTGATCATTCGCTGTAGAACCTTCCATTACGATTGTTGAAGTAAATACTCCAATATTTGTAATGTCTGAAAGGTTTCCAGTTGTAATAACTGTACCGCTAGTGTTTGGAAGAGTAATTGTGCGATCAGCGGTTGGGTCTACTACCGATAAAGTTGTTTCGTGATCATTTGCTGTACCTTCAAAAATAATTCCTGCAGGGGCAAGAATATTTCTACTTCCGTCAAGTTCTGCAACACCGTCTATTGCACTCTTTTCAATAAGTTCAATGTAGTCTCCAAGGCTAGATCCAAGGCTTGACTCTGAAGGAACGTATGTAAGTTCTGACCAAATTGTTTCTCCATCACCAATTTTAAATTGTGAGTCGGTTGTACTATATCCAAATTCACCCTCATTTAAAATTGGGTCTGTGGTATTCCACTGAGTATTCGTGCCTCTACGAACTTGAATTCTAGTTGCCATTAGTAAACCTCCACAATATTAATCATTATACCAGTTTTCATGCAACGCCGCCGCCATCAATAACCATAGCAAAAGAAGTTGTTCCTGGAGTTCCTCCGTCTAAAGATGTTCCTAACCAAGGTCCAGTTACACCATTTCCTTGATACTGATAAACATCTTTAACAAATCCACTTTCATCAATACCTGTATAGTGACTGTGATCTGTAACTGAGGAGGTATCATCGTAATTAGCCATTGCAGACCATGTACTATTGTAGTAATAATAAATACGATTTGTATTTGTATCTAAATGCATTGCTCCATTTGATGGGCTACCTGGAAAAGATCCACCAACGGTGATTGCACTTCCAGTAAATGCTGTGGTTTGTACAGAGTTGTCGGGAAAAGTAACTCCAGTGGCAACCTTAAGGCCTTGTTTTACAACAAAGTCTTTATTGGTTCTTGTGCTCTCACCTGCCACTGAAGTTCACTGTCCCTTCAGTCCACATTACGCTTCAATAAGCGTTTTGTGAACTTTTACTGTTGTGCCATCTGTTGCTGTTACTAACAAGCGAACGTTGCCACCTGAGTAATCTGCATCTGTTGTACCAATTTGTGCGTTGCTCTGAACATCAGCATACTCTGTAATGTAAACGTTGTTTGCTCCATTAACAGTTACTAGAACTTCTAGAACTTCAATGTCGCCACCATTTTTCATTTGTACAATGTATTTTGCAGATGAATAAGTTGATGCTGACCATGAGTCAACTACTGTTGCACTAGTTGTGCTTAGGCTAGTTGTAGCAGAACCCATAAGAGCGTCTGAAAGTGTAATAGATGTTGCAGTTGCTGCTCCAATGTCTGGAGTAGTAAGTGTTGGAGATGTTAAAGTTTTGTTTGTAAGTGTTTCTGTTCCTGCAAGTGAAACAAAATCAGCGTCTGAAAGTGCAGTGTTAAATTCTGCAAGTGTTCCTGATACTGTGTTTGTTCCCAATGCAATTGATTTGTTTGTGAATGTATTTGTTGATGATGCACTTACTGTAATGTCTGAAGTAAGGGCTACAGTACCAGTTGCATCTGGGAATGTAATTGTACGGTCTCCAGTTGGATCAGTTACTGTAAGTGTAGTCTCAAAATCATTTGCTGTTGAACCCTCAATAACAATACTTGCATCTGAAAGTGTAAGTCCTGAAACTGTTGGTGATGTAATAGTCTTGTTTGTAAGAGTTTCTGAAACATCTTTAAGTGCTGTACCATTTACATAGTATGACTTGCCAGAAGCAATATTAAAGTGCTCTGAAGATGTCCATGCATCTGTAGCGTCTACCCAGTTAAGAGTCTTATCTGTAGCACCCTTAAGAGTAATACCACCACCGTCAGCGCCTGCATCTGTTGGTGTTGCTACTGAACCAAGAACAAGGTTCTTGTCATCAATTGTAATTTCTGTTGAGTTAATTGTAGTTGTTGTACCATTAACTGTTAGGTCCCCTGAAAGAACCAAAGATGTACCAGTTGCTACACCAATGTTTGGTGTTATAAGTGTTGGTGTATCAGCAAAAACGAGTCCGCCAGTACCAGTCTCATCAGAGATTACTGAACGAAGTTCTGCTGAAGTAGTTGCAGCAAAAGCATCTAACTTATTATTTGTAAGAGCAACAGTACCTGTAGCGTCTGGCAAAGTGATAGTACGATCTCCTGTAGGATCAGTTACTGTAATAGTTGTTTCATGAGCATCAGCAGTTGCACCTTCAAGAACGATTGAACCGTCTGAAAGTGTAAGTCCTGAAACTACTGGGCTTGTAAGTGTTTTATTTGTAAGAGTTTGTGTATTTGTTGTTCCAACTACCGCACCTGTTGCACCGTGTGCTTCTGTAGCGCCTGTGTGAGTTGTAAGATCTGATGATGAAG